TGCCGATACTGGCCTTACTGTGGCGGCGATTGCGACGCCAGCCACAATCGGTGTTACGACGACGTTCTCGGCTAGCCTATCGGTCCCGGCGACAGTTAATGCGTCAACCGTTGCTTGTCCGGTAGTAATTGTTCCAACAGTCACAGCTAACTCAATCGTCGTACACGCTGGCATTGAACTTCCAGCTACCCTCCCCACGGCGACAGTCTCAGCGTCTGTTACACCAGCTACTGTGGCGTGTCAGGCGGCGTTCCCCGCCCACTCAATGTACATCACTGTCGATGCGACGCCCGGAGTTATCGCAGCGACCGCAGACCTTGATGGGGCTGATGGTGAAGGGGCAAAAGCAAGTGGTAGTTACACATTCGCAGCTTCAACGATTGCAGGTACTTCAGTAGTCGGCGCTAAAGAAGTTTATCGACTCGTTGTTATCCCAACTTCAAATATTGTACCGTCTATAGGAAGACGAGAAGACGCAAGCCCTGCTGCTTATGCTTTAATGCGGCATTACCAGCCGGGACCAAGAGGAGATAATATATTTATTGTTAATGGGATAACTGTTCAAGATTATTTACCTGCTGACTGGGCAACAGTTACACGGTGGATATATGGAGGGCATGAAAGTCCTAAAGATTTGACAGAATCAGAAGAAACAGTATTAGTTGCAGCCGGATATTCATTCAGAGTAGGACCAGAATAGTGCCAATTTATTGTTACCGTTGTCTCGACTGTGGGTTAAACCACGAGATCCGTCATGGGTTTGAAGAAACTTATGAGGGTGTTTGCGATACTTGCAAAGGCACAGTTCGCAAATACTTCGGTGAAGTACATATCGCTGCGTCAGCTACACCAACAAGAGGTATGCATGATGGTAAGGCGATTGATTGGTCTGGATCTAAAGCTAAAGAAAGAGATAAAGAAAGGGATATGGCAGCCTACAAACGCCTCCGATCTGAGGGTATTCAGCCCAAGAGCGTTGACGGCGCTGCCACGATGGAACGAGAAGCCTCAACCTCTCACGAAATTAAAGCGGGGACGCTTCTTCAAGGGCCGAAGTCAGAAAAGAAACGTAAGGAACGTGCCCTTAATGACGTTCTTGGGAGCACATAATGACAACCGCACAAGCATGGATTGACGAGACACGAGACATGCTCTTGTCTGGTTATGTAGAAGAGCTACTTCTTTTAGCATCTAATATAGGTACTAATTCAGAAACAACTATTGAAGTTACAGGTGCAGGTAATTCTGGCATAGTCCCCGGTGTCATCATCGAATTAAATATGGAAGCGATGTACGTTAGCGCTGTCGCTGGTTCAACTGTTGATGTTATCCGTGGCTATGGGGGATCTAGCGCAATGACACACACGGCTGGTGACATCTGTCGTGTGTCTCCAAAGTTCCCTACATACAGAATCTTTGATGCACTTAACAATGATCTCCGTGATTTAACATCGCCCGATAGCGGGATCTTCCAAATGAAAAGTTTGCAAAGCATTACATACAATGCTGCGAAACAAGGTTATGACCTTACTGGTTTGACCAGCGAAGAAGTACAATCCATTTATTCTGTTACTTACTCTGATCCTGTAGTCGTTGAAGCACGAGAGCCGGGTATCCGTAAATGGGAATTGAAACGTGACAGAGCTACTAGCTCATTCGCTAGTGGGTTAGCTCTGGTTCTGTACCAACAAGCATTCCCCGGAAAAAAATTAAACATTAGTTATAAATCTCCGCTGACTTTACTGACATCTGCTGCCAGTACTAAGGCATCAACTGGGTTAGCTACTACTGCCTACGATCTACCTCCGCTTGGTGCTGCTATCTCATTGATGGTAGCTACCCCTATACGCAGGGAGTTTATAGACGCTCAGGGAAGTTCACGTCGAGCAGAAGAAGTACCCCCCGGCGCTATCTCTGCTTCTATGCGAGATCTATGGGGACGTAGGGATAATCGAATAGCTGCGGAGGCTGCACGCTTACACGCTATGTATCCACAAAAGGCATAACGTGGCATTCAACTCTGAGCTTCTACCTGTAGAACTGAACGGTAATTCTTACGCTATAGATACAGAACTGTATCGGCGTAGCACAGTTCCTGTTGCTCGTCAGCAACGAGACAACAGTAGGGAACCCGGAGAAAATACTCTCGATACGACAGGTGCATGGGTTAGATCGCAAACAGATTGGTCTTATGGGGCAGGTCAACTTTATGTAGATAAAGAAGATTCAGATCGTCGTCGGTTCTATTCATCACAAGGCATTGACATATGGACTAAAGGCCAAATGACTTTGCTTCCTACGACAGAAGACGCAGCTTCTGGCGAAACGTTAGGGACAGAAGATTTAATAGTTAAAAGATTTGTAGCGACAGACGGTACTGAATACGTTTATCTTGTATCAGATTCAAATATTTTTTATAGCAGTACAGGTGGGTCAAGTTGGGCAACGTTCAGTGTTACTAATAACGTTACAAGTATCACGTCAGATGGCACATCTGTTTACATAGGGCGGGACACTACTAATGCGCCGGTTAAAGCTGCGTTAGGAAGTAGCACCACTTCTAGTTATGGATCAGAAACACCAGACATTCTTGCTGTTGTTGCTGGTCGTATGATTGGTGCTGATGCTAATTCAATTTATGAACTTGATTCTTCTGGTGCGAAAGTTTCATCTTCATTAGACTTTTCTTTCTCCCTTTCATCAACAACATGGGTCGCTGTTACCGCAGCATCTAATGGTATCTATGCAGCAGCTAACGCTGACAACACAGGTGCGCTTTACTACATAGGTGTCAACAACGCTGACGGTACATTGCGTACCCCAACCATTGCTGCTTCACTGCCTCGCAATGAAACAATTAACGCAATCATTTCTTATGCAGGGCTGATAGGTATAGCTACTAGTGTTGGCTTTCGATTAGCTTTAATAGATCAAAGCTCCTCAGGTCTTACATTAGGACCAGCAATTGATACAGCCGGGGAAGTTTATTCCCTTGAAGCTGATGGCAGATTCATTTGGTTTGGTGCAGATAACGCACAAGTTTATCGAGCAGATCTGTCTAAGTTCACAGAGATACTGGTTCCTTCTTACGCATCAGATCTTCAAATGTCAGGGACTGTAGCGGCAGGAGACAAGGTAGTTTCTTTAGCTCGTTTAAATAATTCTTCTAATCCAAAGCTATTCCTTGCAGTTAACAAAGCATCAGGTGCTGGTGTTCTTTACAAAGAAAGCTATACAGGTGTAAAGGTAGCTTCAGGTGAATTAATTGCAGGTGAATGTACGTGGTCAACGGTAGTGCCTAAGCTACTTAGATCAGGTGTAATCGACCTTGACCGTTCACAGTATGAGCGAATGAAAACACCTTATCGAGAAGCAGGAACTGACTATACAGATGCTGTCAATACATACACACTAGGTGAAGAAACAACAACTGCTGCTGGGAAGATAAGACTTAAAGCAGTTAATAGACAGAACACTTCTTCTTATATTCCTAGTTCGTCAGGTTCTTTAACAACAGGAAACGCAGAGACGTTCGTCTTTCCTAGTGATGAGTTAACAGCAATCTCTTATGATTTAACTGTTGAATTAGAACGGTCAGCTTTGTCCACCACTGTTGCCCCTATTTGCCATGACTGGCAGTTAACGGCTGTCGCTGTGCCACCTCGAATAGATGAAATCATTCTTCCTATCTTTTTAAAACGAGAAGTAAGAACAGCCCGAGGGTCAGGTATAAACAAAACTCTTGCAGCTAAAGCAACATTCGATAACCTTCGTGCTTTGATGGATCGAGGTGAAGCGATCACCTATAAGGAAGGCGACCGGACAGATACAGTAACTATCGAACGATTAGAGATGCAGCCCGAACGACTATCCGACGATGGTGGTTGGTGGGAAGGTACCCTACTTATTAGGTTATTGACTGTTCCATCCTGACGGGGGCTACATGGCTAAGGTTCTGTTCTTTGATATAGAAACAGCACCCAATTTGTCCTATGTGTGGGGGCAATGGCAGCAAGATGTCATCCAACACGAACGAGAATGGTATGTGATCTGTTTCTCATACAAATGGGAACACCAAAAGACTACTCACGTTGTCTCTTTAACTGACTTTGATCTTTATAAAAAAGATTCTGAGAATGATTTAGAAGTAACCAAAAAACTTTGGGAACTCCTCGATGAAGCAGACATAGTTATCGGTCACAACTCAGATGCATTCGATATTAAGAAAGCAAATGCACGATTTGTGTATCACAACTTAGGGCCAACAAGTTCTTATAATTCTGTTGACACACTGAAGTTAGCTCGACGGTACTTTAAATTTAATAGCAACAAACTCGGCCACTTAGGGGAACATCTTGGACTTGGTGATAAAGAAGCAACTGGAGGATTTGGAACATGGGAGGGTTGCATGAAAGGTGACGCCAAAGCATGGGCGGTAATGAAGAAGTACGCCAAACAAGATGTTGATTTACTTGTAGATGTTTACGAACGCTTACGTCCATGGGCTACGACTCACCCTAATAGAAACGTTATCGACGGGACTACCTTTGCTTGTCCCACATGCGGGGGTGACAGACTAACGAAGCGTGGTGTTAGACACACACGCACACTGAGCTATCAGCAGTACCAGTGTTCTCGTTGTAAAGCGTACTGTCGTGAACGTCTTGCCCAACAAACTGATCGGCCTGAAATCGTTTAACTATAGATTGTAGCGAGCAGGCAATTTATATTCTGGCTCGTTCAACCAAAGTTCAAAGCGTTTCTTACAAATCTTGCATCGACATTTACCAAGCAAGTAAGTAGCAATATAACCATGCTTAGTGAAATCCTTGCGCTGCCAAATAGTGTGCCCAAGGTCATCGACCTTCACTAGTAATCTTCAGGGTTAGAAGCATCATCCTTAAATAATCCAGCGATACGTTCAGCTTCTTCTTTGTATTGAAACCATTCACGTATCTGGCTATCACATATAACTGCGTATCCTTGGACACTGAGTCCAGCGCCTATGCGAGCAGGTACTTGTTTGACTGTTACATCCATCGCTATTCTCCAATCACGATGTCTGTAATTTATTTTACCACGGAAAGTGACAGGCAGGGTGTCTCAGAGGAAGGAGAGGGAAACTCCGAGACACCCTGACCCTATTTCATAGTCCGGCGTAGCTCTCGAAGTCGTTTAATATTCTCTTCAAGACTTAGAGATTCCTTCTCCATCTCATCTAACTTTTTGAGAGTCGTTTCTATATCTGCCACGACACAGTTCCGTTTGTCCTGCTGGGCCACCGCTTTCTCGTCAGCGATGCGGCGCAACGCTGTCTCGAAAGCTGCCTCTGTAAAACCCCACGTGATTTGGAGAGCGTCGTAACACTCATTGATATTCCAACCTGCATGATGAGCAGTCTCAACCAGATGTCGGATGCGTGCAGGCTTAACACCAAAAGGTTTCCGATCAAGTTCCTTCCACCATTGATTCAACATCGTTGTTAGATCTTTGAAGTGAGGCTCTTGATTCAGGTATATTACTTTCCCCACGCAGTCTCTCCTTAATTAGTTGCGCGAATGTGTGCATCTCCATAACAACGTATGCACCACCTGTCCCAAAGTTCCTTCGTTTAACTAGTGCTGCGCCGAACTTAGCGTCAGCATTGATGCGTTCTTGTTCAGTTTCTTTCATAATCTGAGACAAGGATGAGAGAGCATCCTTCCTATTTTTGCATTCGAATACAAATTCAGGTAGGTCGTGACACCTGATGTCTCCCACATCCTTGTTCCCAGTCAGGGGTAACCGCATGAACTCATGCTTGGTATAGCTTTGGAGATACCGGACGCATTCAGTTTCCCAAGCTGTCCCCTTCTGTTTAGCTTTACTCATCTGCCTCAGACTGACGTGGTAAATATAGATCGTCGTCTTCTTCAACCATTTCTAAATAGTTATTAACAGAAGTCTGAAGAACATACGATTGAGCCTGCATTAATTTATTGTTTTCATCTAGCATTCCAGCCGGATGACTTTCAAATGCTTCAACCATTTTTAAAGAATGTAATTCTAAACGATCAGCAAATTCAGTTGGCACTACGACAGTAAGTATTCGTAAAGCCTCCGATAATACGGGTACCATGATGCTTTCTTCTTCCATTAGAAGGGTTCCTGATCGTCAATGAATGCGTCTTGAACAGTCTTAACTGCTTCTTTCGCAACATTATCACGATCACTACCCTTTGGATACCAGCGCCATGACGGACCACCCTCGTCTGCGTACAGACAAAGTTTGCTCCGGCTCTCGCCCTCTTTACTTTCCCAACGGTCCTGTTTCATGCGACCTATAAACATAACCCGAGTACCTTTAGGCACCTCAGATATTCGTTCAGCTAGATCACCGAAACATTTAACGTCGTACCAATCTGTTTCTTTAGTGTCATCACGACCACGTGTGACAGCCACAGGAACAGTAACAAATGCATTACCTGATTTAGCGTAACGCAGAGTAATGTCAGCGCCGACATTGCCAGCGATAGAAATATTACTCATCTTTATCTTCCTCTCTTTTGCTAAGAATATTTGCGAGAACATAGTTCCCATCATGTTTGTGCCAAAGATGTAAGCCAAGACCTAAACGCATGGCGCATCGCTTTATACCATCAGATGCACATGCCTTTAAACGTGCTCCGTCTGTCTTCCAATTGTTCGGATTCTCGCACTCACCAACCTCTTGTATCGAGGTAGTTCGTCCGTCAACATCAACAGTAAGAGTACAAAGGCAACCAGTAACAGTACCATCAGCATCCCTAACAACATCATTAATATGAAAATCATATGGCCCCAATATCCCTAATAAAAATTGAGTGATAATCCCATGCGGAACATAAGCCGCAGAAAATTTACCCGGTTTAGTCTCTACAAACTTGTCGGGAAATGGAACAGCTAACTTACCTAACTGAGTCAATTACTTCTCTCCTTTATCTGTAATAAATGTGGCAGATCTATAACAGTTGGACACATATCGATATGTGCACAGTATCTGCACTCCCAAGGCTGCTCATCCTCTACCCATGACGACAGTAAACCAGTAGGCAACTGTCCAGTATCGAAGACATCAAGCGCCATGTTCTTATGTTTCTCTAAGAAGTACGTTGTCATCTGAACTAACGACGCACCCATATCGCTAACAGAACCATGGATGTTCAACACCCATTCACATATATCTCCTGCTTTAGCTCCGTCTTTCCAACGACTCGGCGTAGCATCAGTACACACGTAGACCATATGGATGTAGTGAACATCAAGTGCTAAAGCATAAGCAGTTGCTTGAAACAAATGCTCTTCCTTAGGCATGTTCTCTTTACGTGCTTTACGAAACCCGTAGTTACGCATCGTTTTAATCTCTAAGATACGACGCTCTCCACTTGGTGCTGTATATACACCGTCGGTATGCCCCGAGGTTAAGCAGCTATTGATACTAACAGGTACCTCGCATTCAAAGTCTTTAATAGTTTCATCTTTAGTGAATGCATCTTGAATGGAATCATGTAATGTGTTCCCTATTTCTCTAGCCACGTAACCATTAATTGCTTCGTCACCCACATATTCCACGGGCATTTGGAAACCGTCAAAGATTTGTTTACGCTCACAAGATGTGATACTAGACAGCCTTAGGAACGAACCATCAGCAGTAGGTTTAGGCTCAGGTCTTCGTACAAAATCACGAAGAATTAATTCTGCAAGACTCATCGTACTCCCCTTCAGAGTTCAGTCTATCAGTTCCCTCGGGCCTCATCAATGCGGCGATCCCAATAATCCGATTCAGCAATCTCTCTAGCTTCGAGCATTTCTTCATACTCATCCTCGGTTAGGTGTGCATACGGGTCGTCGGGTGGGTCATCACTAAGATACATTTCTTTTCCCCAATTCTTGTTTACGTTTCTCGGCAGACTTCAAATCATAATGAGCTTGACCATCATCAGTAATCCAACAACACTTATCGCCTACCCAGATTTCCCAAATACCATTTACTTTTTTCATTGATCCTCGTTCCAATACTCGTAGTAGTAGTGAGATGTAGAACGCCAGACATATTGCGGACCAGCATGACGTTCCTTACGTTTAGATAAACGAGTCTCTTGTCTGTGACACGTGTCACAAACAACAGGTTCAATTAGCCCTGCCTTCTGTGCACGTTTCATCAACGGACCTAACAGTCGAGCGTTATCTAACTCAACTTTCATTTTCTTTAGTTCAGCGTGAACATCATCAGTAGTCCATGTCAGCCAAGGACCATGCTTAACTGTGCACTTTTTGATAGCCATCTTGGCAGCTAACTTCTGGGATGGACGAGCCGATGTCTCGACCCGTGCCATCCCTAAGTCACGCTGCTCTATGCCGCTACTCCCCGACATAGCTACGAGCCATATTCAACATGGCTT